TAAGTTTTTAAATTCCCATTCAGAAAGAGGGACTGGCGGCTTCGGCTCGACAGGAGATAAATAATGTCATTAGAAAGAAAACTAAACAGAAGTAAAACTAAAAAAGCAAAGAAGCAAGCCGAAAAAGAAATGGCAGTCAAAGTTGCATTGTTCGACAAACTTCCAGATAAATGTTTAACTTGTGAAAGTCCGTTTGATAAAAAAAACAAAGAAATGGTTACAACATGGAATGTGGTAGTTCGCGAAGAAGAAAAGACCGTGCGGCTATATTGTCCAACATGCTGGGAAAAAGCCATTGAGATTCTTGAAGATTTCAAGGCCCACTTGAAAGAGAAGGACAAAAAATGAAAATTTTAAACGAAGAGAAAATAGCATTTATTGCATTTATAGTTAGTGTAACTCTACTCAGTTTTATACTCTATTTCGCCGCAGGAGTATGTTAATATGAGGAGAAAAGATGACTGATAGCATAAATCATCCAAAACATTACAATATAAATTGGGCCGGAGAGCAGGCCATCGAAACATATGATTACATTAATTCTTGGAAAATGGGATACGCTGAAGGAAATATAATTAAATATGTCTCAAGACATAAATATAAAGGAAAGGCGTTACAAGATCTTAAAAAAGCGCGTTGGTACCTCGATAAAATAATTGAGGAGCTAGAAGTTGGCGCCAAACAAAATAAAACAGAAGGAGATCCATAATGGGAACTATTACCATTCTAATTTTTGCTGCCATTGGCGCATGCGTTGGCGCATTTATGTTCTTTTACTTTGCGACGAGGACCAAATACTTGCGTGGACCAACTGGTGCTCAAGGCCACTCCGGGGAAGACGGCAAAGACGGCGCCAACGGCGTCAGCGTCGCATCAACGATCATCAACAACGCTGGACAGTTGGTCGTCACTCTAACCAATGGACACACCACCACCAGTGAAAGCCTGGTGGGGCAACCGGGAATCAACGGCATTCACGGCAAAGATGGCTTGCACGGCGCCGATGGTACCCCAGGCAAAGACGGCAAGGACGGAAAAGATGGGCTCAATGGCATCCACGGAAAAGACGGTGTAGACGGCGTAGATGGCGTTAACGGAATCAACGGAGTCAGCGTCGCGTCGGCGATTGTTGACAACGCCGGGCAACTGGTGATTACTCTAACCAATGGGAATATCAACACCAGTGAAAGTCTGATCGGACAACCCGGCAAAGACGGAGCCAACGGTCTCGCCGGGAAAGACGGAAAAGACGGTGCTCCGGGAACAGACGGAAAAGATGGACTCAACGGAAAAGACGGGGAAGCTGGACTCAATGGAAGCCACGGGAAAGACGGCGCACCAGGCCTTAATTTTGGACGTCCCTTGTTTAAAGGAAACGACGGAAGAGACGGGGCGCCCGGGCCCGATGGAAAAAGTGGAAAAGACGGGGTAGGCATCACATCGGCTATAGTTAACGCTGAAGGTCAATTGGTGATAATGTTTAGCGACGGAAACAGTTACACTAGCGAAAGTATCATCGGTCCACGGGGACAAACGGGCCTACCCGGGCACGTCGCAAGAAGCGAAACTCAAAATAAAGCTGACCGAGGTCTGCGTCGGAAACATCTTGGACAGATTGACCCAGGCCAAGGAATATCTTAATGAAAATCGGTGACTTAATAAAACATAAAAATGTCGAAACCACAGGAATAATATTGGATATTCTTATACCCAATCAGCATCTTGAATACCGAAGTGAAGAATATGCGAAAGTCATATTTTCAGGAGACCTACGCACAAGACTTGCGCCATTTAAACTAATAAAAGAGAATTGGGAGGTTATTAGTGAGATTTAAAGAAGCCCTAACGTATGATGACATATTATTAGTGCCTCAATATTCAGATATTGAAAGCAGAAAAGAGATTGATATTGGAAATGCTTTAGATGAAAAAATACATTTGGATCTCCCAATCATATCTGCACCAATGGACACCGTAACAACCACTAAGATGGCAATTGCTATGGGAAAAATTGGTGCACTAGGCATAATTCATCGTTATAACTCAATTGAAAAACAATGCGCGATGGTCAAAGAAGCATGGGAACACGTTGAATATGTAGGCGCGGCAGTCGGAGTTGTCGGTGATTACTTGAAAAGAGCTTCTCGCCTGTACCACAATGGTGCAAGAATTTTATGTGTCGATGTAGCCCACGGTCATCATAAACTAGCGGAAAGGGCGATCAAATCCATTAAAGAGTTGCTTAAAGATGATGTGCACATAATAGCTGGGAATATAGCCACATTAGAGGGCTTTAACTCCATGGCAGACTGGGGCGCCGACAGCATACGTTGTAACATCGGAGGGGGATCAATTTGTTCAACTAGGGTTCAAACAGGCCATGGCGTACCAGGATTACAAACTATATTTGACTGCGCAAAATCAGATCGCGATGCAAAAATAATTGCTGATGGGGGAATCCGCTCTTCTGGTGACATTGTAAAAGCTTTGGCAGCAGGCGCCGACCTTGTGATGCTTGGGTCCATGTTAGCAGGGACAGACGAATCTCCAGGCGATATGATTATAGGAGCACTAAATACAAAAACAAAGGTTTATAGAGGGATGGCAAGCAAAGAAGCACAATTTGATTGGAGAGGAAAATTTTCTTCAAACGAAGGCATATCTACAACAATCCCATATAAAGGCAGCGTGAAAAATGTATTAACAGATTTAAGTAATGGCATCCAGTCAGGTTTATCATACTCGGGCTGTAGAAATATAACAGAACTACAAGAAAATGCTATTTTTGTACGTCAAACGTTTTCTGGCTTAACTGAAAGTAATCCCCATATATTGAGGAGAAAATAATGTCTAATTATGGAAAAATATCAAAACAAATTTGTTTTGACAGTAATGATCATTTACATGCTAATTTGAAACTGCGCTTACATTATGACGACCTTAAAATTAAAGAATTTTTTAATGAAGTTATAAAAGCTTATGTAAACAAGAATGAGCACATTATAAATTTTATTGAAGAATTAAAAGAACAAAAAGGAATATCAAAAACTAAACAAAACAAAACAAAACGCGCGCACAAAAAAGCGACAAAAACCGAAAAAGAATTCGGACTGAACAAGTCAGAAATTGAAAATATATTTGATATAATAGAAAAGGAGTGGGGTGTATGAATAATTGTGCAAAAAACTGCATTTTAAAGAAAAATGAATGTGATAAGAAAAGTTGTCGGATGTGGATTGATTATAAAAAAGACTTAAATTGTACTCTAATCGCCGTGCACAACAGCAAGGGACCAATGACATTAGAACAAACTTCAAAAAGGTTTAATTTAAGTCTAGTCAGAGTTAAACAGATACAAGATAAAGCATTACAAAAATTAAAGAAAAATACTCCATTACTGAAATAAAACACTATTTACTACTAGAAAAGCCTATTTTAAGGAGATGTGGTTTATGAGCAATAAGAAAAAGCAACTTTTAAACGAATCGACTGTTCGTCGTTTCATGGGACTCGCAGGAATTGGTGCACTGTCTAACAACTTTGTTGATGACAAGCAACTTAATGAGCAAGAGGCCCCGCCCCCAGAAGAAGAATTCCCCCCTATGTCGGATGAACCGGCCGGCCCTGGACTCGAAGACGAAGCACCATTAGGCGACGAAGAATTAGGCGGAGAAGAACCTGTAGAAGACGTTGATTTAAGTCAAGAAGAAGCAGACGTTCTTATCAGTCTTGGCAGAAAACTCGAAGCAGAAATGGGCCCCGAAGAAGAAGACTTCCCCCCAGAAGAAGAAGGAGAACTTCCTCCTGAAATGGGTATGCCCCCAGAAGAGGAAGAAGAGCTTGGTGGTCCTCCAGCAGAATTGGCCGAAACACTTATTAAAACTCTTACTGCTCGTGTTGCAAATCGTGTTAAAAAAGAACATGTTGTTAACGAAGTGATGAAACGTGTTGCAAGGCGTCTTTCCCCACGCAACAAAAAGTAGGAAATAAATATGTCGGAGCTAAATAAAACCACTATTCAGCGCTTCAAAGTCTTGGCAGGCCTAAAAAGAGAACTCAAAACTACAAAACTGCTTAAAGAACATGATCCGTTTGAACTTCCCGCCGAGCCTGTGGAAGAACCCGCCGAGCCTGTGGAAGAACCCGCAGAGCCTGTGGAAGAACCCGCAGAGCCTATAGAAATACCAGAGACTCCACCAGGAATTACAATGGAAGAAACAGATCCTCTAAAAGTCATGGCAGAAAACCAAGAAAAAATAGTTGACAAAATCGCCGACGTTATGTTAAAATATTTATTAGATAAGTAAGGAGCTATCCAATGTATGAGCTTTTATGGTTTATTGGCGGCGCATTAACATATCAAATATTAGCACGAATGCTAAGAATTGCTCAGCTTTACCTTTTTTTTCAAGAAATTCATGTACATGCACTATTAATGCTTGAAGCCATTTCGGAAGATCTAGAAACAGCTAAAGAACTTAAATTCAGTTTAGCAAAAGAATGTAACCTTCAAGAAAAAGAAGTTGAACTAATTAATTTAGCAGACGAAGAAGCAATTAAACTTTGGCAACAATCTGTCGTAATAAAAGTGCAACAATATGTTCCAAATGCTTTTAAACCAGCGATTCAATATGATACATGGAACGGGCTCAAAAGGTATTTGAAAG